CCTCATTTGGTACTGCTCCTGTTGTAATCAACTTGCCGTTACCGTACATTTTGATTGTTTTCGCGACAGTATCAACAACGTAAGCAATGTGAACCCACTTATTGCAATAAGTATCAAAAGAAGTTGTAGATGAAACCTTGTGATTTTTTGAGTTAATATGATAAATCATCCCTAGCCTGCCGCTGCCTGAACCGTCACTGGGTGCTATCCAACATAATCTTTCCCAGCCAAACGGGTATTGGTTGTCATCATTTTGGTCTGAGCCGTTGGCTTTAGCCCAGCCGCACAGCGTGAATCGTTCGGGAATGTAGAGGTTTTTTTCGGATCTAACGAGCGGGTACGAGACACATGAGCCATCGTCTTTTTCTTTGGCTCTGAAATACATGCTCGTTAATCCGGTCGCACTGTCTCCGTGTAAATACGGCAACTCATTGTCATCACCTTGGAATATTCCATCGTTGCCTAATCCCGATTTATCGACAACTGCAATATCAGTGAGGTTTGTTTCGTTAATACCGTGCTGGCGGTATGCTGGTGGTACTTTACCCATGACGATTTGCGGTAAGCAATACAAGAACGGCGCGTCCGCATCAGCGCCTAAATCGATAAAGTTATACGCCTCTGAATTATCATGGTATGCAACAACACAATATCGTTTCCAGTTGCTATCTAACGATGTCCACACTGCGCCAGTCGCGAGTGTGTTAAGTATATTGCCGTCTTTGTCTATCTCATAACACGCGTTAGCTCTATCGTTAATATCAAAATTACCGGTGTTGCACACTGTCTCAGCAGGCGCTCTTTTAAGCCAAACCGCAAACGTCCACCAGCGGCCTTTATTCAATGTTTTCGTAAACGAACCATCGGTTGCCCCAAAGCGCAGTTTTTGCGCCGCGTGATAAACAGTACCGTGACCGCCGAGTGCGTCAACCTCATTCGGCCGTAATGTTGGCTGGCTATAAATAGCCTTATCGGGAATAAGCGGCCAATCATTTGCGGTTGCTGAATCGTTAAAATCCCAGTGCAGCAATTTACCTTTTGAAATGTCTGTAATTACTTTTTTAGATGGTACGCCTTGATAAATACGCACGTCTTGCAATTGCTGCGCTGGGCGATATTTTGTGGAATCTAAATATTCTAATGACCAAGCAAACAAGGCAAGTGTATAACCTGAGTCCATCACCATTGTCGGAATACTGCCTACGCTTTCATAATCCACATTGCCGTCAACGTAAATGCGCAGTGTTCGCGTTGTCTGTTCCCACGTAAACCCGATATGGTGCCACTTATTAAAGTTCATCACTGTCGCGCCGTAATGGTCGTGATAAGTCCTACCTGACCCGTGACCTGTATTCACTGACGCTGAGAATGACGTGGGTGACAGTCCCTTTAGTGTTATGCCCGTCCCTACACAGGTTACGTGGCTATGGTTGGTCACAACACCATTTGCGCTAGTGTCCTCTCCTAAGTCTGCCACGTTAATAAACGTAAACATGGCATGGTCGCCCTCTTGCAGCCCTAAGTTAGCGACTTGTAGTTTATCTGTTTTTGATCTCACGGTTGTTTGAGAACATTTACCATATAAACCTTTCGGCTGGTCAGTGATACCGCCGCTATTATTATCGTGCGTTAAATGTTTGCCATTACCAGACCAATCTTTAATATCTTTGTGTAGCGGGAACCAAGCGATGAGCCTTGCCATAAACATTCCTTAAATTGAATAATGGACGTGACTAATTGCACGCCTTGTTACGTGGAGTATTCGTTAAGCGATAATTAACAAGTAGTGTTTATTAGAAATTAATCGAAAGGAACGGGGCGCTTTGACGCCCCTTTTAAAGGATAGGAGGATTAAGCGAATATAAAATCAATAGATTCTGTTGCTGCGTTGTATTTAATGCTCGCTTTGTCAGTTAGACCAATTTCATCATTAAACGTTTTCTTACCAGAAACGGTTTGTGCGCCACTGGTTTGCACAAACTCAGAGCTGTCTTTATTGTCGAGCTTATTCGCATCTGCGGCTTTCGCCGTCTTGCCAAGATAGTAGCCATCGCCTTGCGCTTTCGTGATTTTAGTGCCTGCAAGATTGTAAGCTGACACAGCTTTGTCATACGCAAGTTTAACCGCGCTTGCGGTGCTGTACTTAGTATTACTGGCGTCATTAACGGCGTTGGTCGCACTCCAATTATTAACGTTATTTAAACCAACATCCGCTTTCGAGGGTTTATTTAACGTTGTGAAAAGGAACTGCCAATCCTGAAATGATTCATAATTAGCGTTGGCTACACGGAATCCGATAGCACCGTTATCGCCAAAAGCCAGTTGCTTTGATAAACCGCCGCTGATCGTCGGCCATTGCTTAATACCGATGACACTGTGATAACTCCCCCCTTGACTAAATCCATCTGCCGAATTTGCTTTAAAATCAAACTGCACACCCTCGCGCATGTCTTTTGGCTTAGTGTTGACTGCGCGTGTGTCGTGGCGAGCTACATACTCCGCCGCCGTCGCTCTAACCGCCGTGCTGCCAGCATCAAGTTTTTTATCTAAGCCATTTTTCAATGCAAGTTCTGTTGTTGCTTTGGTTTGACTTGTGCCTGTATGAGCGTTGGATAGCATGACAGCGCCAATACGCGAAATGGTCGCTGTTACATATGACCATTTCGAATTGGCGACATTAAGTGCTATGACACCTTTGTCATACGCAAGTTTAACCGCGCTTGCGGTGCTGTACTTAGTATTACTGGCGTCATTAACGGCGTTGGTCGCACCCCAATTGTTGACGAGATTTAACCCAACATCCGCTTTCGTGGGTTTATAACCAAGCGTGTACGGTTGGTAAGCAATTGTATTTAGAGTAGCGTTCTGAGCTTTTAGCCCACCAATTGCAATCGCCCAGCCATGCGCCCATCGGCTCCAAGAGTAATCACCGTAACCATACATGACATTGCTCACGGCAACTTGCGGGTGCTTCCAGACTTGCGAATCTTCACCAAGATAAACGCAGCATTTCACTCCGTCATGACCAAAGCGCACGCGTATGTTACGGTCGCCACTGATTAATGTCGCAGTGCAATTTAGCCAACTTTGACCTGAGTGATTATAACCACCTACTTGCACCTGAAAACTTTTACCGCCCGAGTATTCGTACACGGTTATCGTGAATGACAGCATCGTGTTAGTCCACGACACAGGCAGGGAAACTTTAATCACACCGGTCAATGTCGCGGTGGTTGTTACAAACTTACCACCGGCTGGCATCGGTATCATACCTCTGTCATTACGCTGGAATATAGCGCCATCTAGACCATCGAGCAGATTTGCATCAGCGGCTTTCGCCGTTTTGCCAAGATAACGACCGTCACCTGTTGCTTGTGTCATTTTACCGGCGGCAAGGTTGTAACCGGCCACGGCTTTATCATACACCGTTTTTACCGCTTTCGCCGTCGCGTACTTCGTTGTGCTCGCATCACTAACAGAACTTGTTGCACCCCAATTGTTGACGAGATTTAACCCAACATCTTCTTTTGCTAATGTTAACCAATCTTTCATTGCCGGTTTTGTCATCGCTCGGGCAAAATTGTCGCTCCCATTATTGTTACGAAACATGATTGCTGCGTTTGACGACGGTGGTGCGCTCGTTTGACTCGCAAAATTGAAACGCAGTAACCGAACATGAATATCCCCTGAACCATCCCGCTCAGCAATAGTATTTGGTACGGCGGCGTAGTTGTTTATTTTGTTGTTTAATTTACTCGAATCAACGGCTTTAGCTGTCTTTCCAAGCCACCATCCGTCGCCCTGTGCTTTTGTGATCTTGCTTGCGGCAAGGTCATAAGCCGTTTTAAGCCCTTTCAAACTCGCGTAAACAAGGTTTGAGGTGCTGTTTATCGAATCACTGATATTAGGATTGTTTGGGCTAAATACACGTTTACCTTTTTCTTGAACGACACCCGCTGTATCCGTTCCGCCAGCAACATCAGGAAATCCAGTTAACTCGCTATTCTCTACCGCCCAGCCTGACGGCAACGACTCGATAACAGGTGTGCAAACGTTTATATCTGTAAATCCTGCTAGCCCTCTCGCGTCCTTAGTTTTTGCTCTATAGAGCGCCTTGTTTTTCACATAAACTTGTAAACGTTTTTCTCCATACGTCTTATCCGATGGTTGACAAATGACTCGCGCACCGATAAACGATATGGCATGACCACCAGCCGTTTTGATGCTTAACGATGAATGGACAAAACTGCGCATAAATTCAAGATGTATGAATGAATGAAGTCCACTATCGGTCGTCCAGACGTACACGTCAGCAAAACCTCGACCGGACGATGATTTAGCAACAGTCATCCAACCTGCCTCGCAAATAGCAGACGCCTCTGGTTGCCATTGTGAGAAGCGACTTGAATCCAAACCATCGAGCAAATTAGCATCAGCGGCTTTGGCTGTTTTACCTAAATAACGACCGTCACCATTTCCTTGTGTCATTTTACTATTCGCAAGGTCATAAGCAGTTTTGACTGCCGATGCAGTCGCGTATTTACTTGTGCTCGAATCAGCAACAGAACTTGTCGCAGGCCAGTTATGTACATTGCCTAAACCCACGTCTGCGCTTGTTGGCTTCGCCGCTTCACTGTATTGCTTTATCCAGTCTGACCAGCGGTGGTTGTCACTCATCGTGCGAACGTAAACAATTTGCTTATTTTTATCGGTTACTGTTTGTGTACAAAAAGTTCGAGCTGCTTTAGCGCTACCCTCGACGCGCATTGTGCCGTAGTCAATAGGTGGTCGATTTAGACCTGAAGGATAATATAGGTTATATTCGCCCGACTCAGTTAAAGTATTGAAATCTTTACTACCGGTGATGTAAAGCATTTTACGACGGATAGACTTTGATGAAATCTGATCTATATCGCTGCGTAAAAACTGTTTGCTATCAAGATTGTCTAATTTTTCTGAGTTAGCGGCTTTGGCTGTTTTTCCGAGCCATCGGCCATCGCCTTGTCCTGTGGTGGTTTTACTTGCAGCAAGATCATAGGCTGTTTTAACCGCCTTAGGAGTAGCAGCAAAGCCATTGCCTTCGCCGTTATTGCTGTTAACCGCATCATCAAGTTTGACGCCACCAAATCTCGTCGCATGAGCAGTAACATAAACCCACTTACTCTTAGCGAGACTGTAAGCCTCATTAGCTCTTGAGAGCGCTGAGGCAGCATGAGCAACACCAACTGAACCACGGTCATAAGCGGTTTTAACCGCTTTGGCAGTCGCAGCTAAAACATTCGATGAGGTCGAGACACTATCTGTTAACTGCACTGCGCCGGAACGCGCTGTCGTCGCCGTAACGTATGTCCATTTTGACGCTGCTAGATCATAAGTTTTTTTAACCGCCGTCGCCGTTGCTGCTAACGTGCTTGATACGGTTCGGTTACTGTCAGTTAATTGAACGGCACCGAAACGCGCTGTCGTCGCCGTAACGTATGTCCATTTTGACGCCGCCAAATTATACGCCTGAACCCCTTTATTGTAAGCAGCTCTAACGGCTTTAGACGTGGCTGAAAGTGTACTTGATTCTGATGATACACTGTCACTTAATTGTGACACGCCTTTTTCAGTTGTAGTTGCATCATCAATAGATAAGTTAATGTCGTGAGATAGGTTACTGCCGCCTTTCAATGCACCAGATGTATTCACACGCCGCGCAAGGAAAGCAGCGGTTATTTTCTTTGCAATACCGCGCCACATTTGCGGCAGTTTGACATGTTTAGCGCTGGTGGATGTAGCATCAATATCCGCATTAGTGGCCGCATTATCAACACGCTCATATTGCTCATGAGGATGAATAGCTCTTTCATGCTTTAAAATACCAAGGCCAACATTTTCACGACTATCAGCATTAATCATCGACTCATTAAGTACAGTTGTACCGGCTGGGATATTGAACTCAACTAATAAGACATGGTGTGGCAAGACTTGGTTGAGGGGTAATATTTTATATTCAGCCGCCTCAACCTTGGAACTCGAATTAACTTGCTTCGTTGGCACACCATATTGATAAAAACTGTCCACTACGATCGCAACGACACCACCCACGGGCAATGTCAGTCGGGTAGGGTGCTGGCCGTGAATCGTGAGCGTTACATCGTCATGTCTCGCTGCAAGGGTATGATGTTCGCCAGTGCCCGCAATGATCACATCTAAACCACCGGCAAGCACGCAATCAAAGCCCTGATAGACACCATGCTCAATCACGTTATGAAAGTTTCTATTCATAGCGAAACTAGCCATCGGCTCACCGTATGCCATACTAGTATGCAGTTTTAACTTACTCTGCTCAGGAAAGGTTCTCGCGTTTAATGTTTCCGACATTATACGGCACCTCCCTGCACTTTGATTATCACGTCAAACTGCAATAGACGGTCACTAGTGACAGGAATCGGGATCACGGCACAAATAGCGATTGAGTTACCTTTCGCATCTTTAATATTGAGAGCTGATACATTGAAAACCTTACCTTTTTCGACAACACCCGCTGGTAAGACGCAGCGCATATTAATTTCATTATTGACGTAACTACGATCGGGCGTATTTTCATGTAACACACTCTCTAACCCTTTAGAATCTGTTGGGATGTTTGTGACACTCGGTTTCCCATCTATTTCCTCAACAAAACCATAGCCCCATTCAACAGAAGCGATGGTAAAAAATGGGACGGGGGCGATCGAAGACAAATCACGTTCAGTAAAAAATTTGTCCATCAGAACGGCGTTATCGATAACAACTGAGATTTGGGGCATATTACCAGTTTCCTTGTATTTCATTAATTTCAAGTGGGATCATGTCTAGGGCAAAATCATCAAAAAGAATAAGGTGGCTAGGCAGCGGTTTATGACCGCTCACGTCTAGCTTTTCAGCGCTCACGTCGATAACTTGAATACCTGACACGGTGAGTTTTTTCGTTTTGGTGAGAGAGTCTGTTAATCGTTTCGGGGTGGTATCAACGATACGTGTAGCGGGCACATCAAGATAAAGCGGTTTATCTCCAATAATGATCGCTTCGAGATAGTATTGTTGACCATCAAATGCAATATGCGTCGGTACGAGTGGTATCGCGACACGACTTAACAATCGTTCAAATTCATCGATACCAAAGGCGCTTTGCACGCGATCTAAACGTGTAAAAATCACGGCTCGATAGGTCTGAAAATAATCATTCAGGTCTGAGCCATCGCGAACGATATCCCGCTTTAACAAGAATTTTGAGCCGTACGGAAAATTAACTAAATCTTTGGGTGCATAAAGCTGCTCCCAGCTCAGCGGAACGCCTAAAAATTCACGCGCAAAGGTTTTTTTAAGCGGGTATTCGTACCCCTTAAAATGTATTTCATCGGTGCGTTGTTGGAGTAATAACGGTATATCTTCATCTTCAGTTAAACCAACACTAAAAAAACTGCCCATCTCATCAAAAAGCACTTGCAGATCGTCAGGGTGCATCGTAAATACATTCGTCATGCCCTTAAGTCTATCTAGGGTTGGTTCGAGGCATTTGGCATTTAGTTTTTCCAGCGAATCAGCGAGATCTCGCCATGCTGTAGACTGCTTTAAAGCTTCGGTTAATTTTGATTTAAACATTCTGACCACCGTTGATTTGATGGTCAGATATTAATTAGAGCGATAAAATGATTAGTAAGAAATATTAATATTTGAACCGGCTACATCGAGGTAGCGGAATGTATCGAAGTGGGGCGCAACATCAAGATCAGTATTAACATCAATTTTGAAACTGGTAAGTAAGCCAATTTTCTGAACTGCGTCCCATATTTGATTGTATGTGATCAAGCCATCATGCTTTGATGCCGAATGAGAGAATTTTTGTTGTAATACATTAATCACGACATTTTTAACCTGCTTGACATTATTCGTACTTAAAATTTTACCGGATAGTGTCAGAGTAAACCCGTCCTCATTACATGCCACGGGTACATGTTCAATGTTTAGTTCCTTCACGTTGCTGTAGAGCTTTTTAAGTTGTTCCATCAATGCCGCTTGCGTTAACTGTGGATGATAAGCGGATAAATATACTTTACCGATAAAATCCAAGTCACTACGACCTTTTAATGCCTCCTGCTGTTTCTCACCCCAAACACGAAACCACGTCAACCCGCTAATACTTCGTTTCGTGAAAAAGGCATAATCATTATCAAAAACGACGTTGTTATCATAATTGGTGTGATACATAGCATTAGCGCGTAATGTCTCGATATCTTCGCGATCAGCACCACTGACCATCGTTTCACCGGTCACAATAGCAAGTGCAGATAGCGTATCATCTAAAAATTCTAACGTTTGGCCTGCGGCAATTTCGCTTACACCATCAGTGATTAAACATTTCATTGTAATGACACTACCCAGCGGTGGGATCTTACCTGAAATGCCGTTCCCAAAACGCACACCGGTTTGTTGCGTCGTGCTATAAAACTCGACATAAGCATTTGATACACTATTTGTATTGCGGAATAAATGTGTCGATTCCCATTTAACGATAGGGCTATTAGGTTCGGTAATGTAAATATCAAGCTCAGCAATTTTTCGAGATGTATCCACATCTAAGCGCTTAGTTAAAAATTTAACTTCAGCATCCACAGTCACTTCAAAGTATTGTAATTCAGCCTGTACAACGTTGATCGTGACAGCACCACCAACGGGCACAGTTAATGCTTCTCTGATCAAATAATGTTTATTGTTGTCACTGGAATAAAGCGGTGTATTTTCCGCGACATATTTAACCTCGCTACCGCTATTCGTTATCGTCACCCTGATCTTACTTGGTATCCGTTTTCGGGCGACATACCCTCTCGATTCCGCGTGAGCAAGTACAGAACTCATTTTAACGGCAAGTGACAAAAAGGCCTCTTGTAATCGACGAGCCGCTACCTGATTCGCTCTGAAGTATACTTGAGCAACAAAAATGACAAGATAGTTTACAAACTCACTACCTCTAAATTTCGACCAGAATTTACTTTCTGTGATAACTTGATTAAACAACTCTTTAATTTGCGCTAACGTCATATTTTATATATCCAGTTTTATAGCGCGGTGCGATCAAATGTTGTTCTGACCAAACCGCTCTGTGTAATAATTACAAGTTCAACTTCATCGGCACTAAGACACTTAACGCCGATCCCCCGAATTTGTACCATTCTCAGGTCTTTCCGCATTTTTGTGTGAATATGCGCTTCTATTCCGACTTCTAGAGATTCAGATACAGGGTCATGCTTAAACTGCTGTAAACGATGCCCCCAGTGCGGATCGCCCCATTTCTCTCCTTGCGGTGTAGCAAGCCACCAGTTTATTTTTTCGGTTGCCTCGTCTTCGTCATAAGTTTTTAGTTGGCCGTCTTCCATCGCTAACAAGTGATCGAATTCCATCAGTCGTACTCCTTAAACCGCATCGATAGCGATTAGCTGTAACTGTGCATTGCTGGGTGATATGGGAATGCCGCTGTCACCGCTCTTATTTTGAGAAATGATATTAGTCGTTGATTTGTTGTTGTTGGTCGTACTTGATGAAGTGCCGTTTTTGTCTTTAGTCGCTTTAAGTAAGTCGCCCATCACTTTCGTTAACTTAGGATCTAACTTTGCGATTACTTCACGGGACTGTTCATGACTGGCATCTTTAGATGCACGCGGATTAACCGGCGCTGGCTCAGTGAAATTTGATGACGTTTTAGCCTTCGATTCAGCGAGTAATTTCGTTTCTGTTTTATCAAACTGACCGACACTCAAAGCAGAGTTATTGACTGATTCAGTAATAAATGAGTCACGACTGCTCGCAGTGGTTGGCGCTGTAGTCGTGTTGTTATTGACTACGGCACTATCATTACTTTGTCTGTTACTCGTTGTATTTTCTGCCACCGTTCCGGCAGGTTTAGCGGTGCCTTCTTCCGTTAAGGCGTCAGCATTACCAGTAGCAGATTTGTTGAATGAGTCGGCTATAATAGCGCCCATACGATCCGACGATGATTCAACGGCAGAGTTAATACTGGACTTACTAACATAATCCGTCGTTTGCACCGACTCACTAACTGCTTGTTCAACGGCGGGTACAGCCATGTTGTTATTTACGGCTGAATTTTCACTTGTACTCGCAGAATGAGCGCTTGACTGGCTTACATTCCCAATCGTTTGTACAGACTCATTAACAGTGCGATTAACGATAGCGCTATCGTTACGTTCAACGCTGTTGTCACCTGTACTTGAATTAACATTACCAGCTACAGTAGCGCTTGTTTTAGCGGTGCCTTCCTCGGTTAAAAATTCAGCATTACCCGTTGCGGCCTTACTGAATGAGTCGGCCACAATAGCCGCCACAGGAGCGACAGATGGATCGACAACAGGGTTAACACTCGACTGACTCACATAATTAGCCGGTGCATTTAACACGTTATTTTCATCCGAAGTGCTCGTTTTCGTTGTAACGTTTTGGCTTTTCGTTGAATTTTGATGATTGGATGTAGCGGCGATATGACTCACATCACTAGTCTGACCGATGGTGTCTGATATAAGTTTCGCAACCGGCATCACCGTATTATTGACTGAAGTATTAGCGCTAGATTGGCTAACATAATCAGCCGGTGCATTTAACACGTTTTGTTCATCAGTAATATTTGATGACATGATACTGTCGGTCACAGCCGTAGCAGCGTTACGATTAGTCACATCGCTATTGTGAGTACCAGTATTATTAATTTCTGTACGCTCGCGAGTTGAGTCTGACTGATTCACTGAGCCAGCGTTGGAATGTTCAACACGGCTATTACTATCACTGTGATTAATACTCTTCGAGCTGACATCAACGTTAGGTTTCACTGTTACCGGTTTAGCCGTGCCGTCGGGCGTTAAGAACTCAGCATTACCGGTCGCTGCCATGCTCAGTGAATCAGTAATAAGGCGACTGACAGGCGTGATAGTGTCAGTAACCGACGTGTTAGTGCTGGATTGACTCACATAATCGCTCGGCGCATTCACAACGCTATTTTTATCACCAGAATTTAACGACACGGTGCTACTTTTAGCAGTATCGTTAGACTCATTTTTAACGCTATTTTTATCACCAGCATTTAACGACACGGTGCTATTTTTAGCAGTATCGTTAGACTCATTTTTAGTGTTGCTATCTGAACCACCAAAAAATGAATAAATCCCTTTTGTCATAGAGTCAGTATCAAAGCTTAACGCTTCCTTTGCGCCGTCAAGCCCTAACATGCCTAGGCCTGACCCAAGCAAACCTGCACCACCCGATACCAGCCCTCCCATGTCGAGCAGATTACCCAGCGCCATTGACGACTTTTGACCTAGCGACGCCTCCTGATCATCTTTTAAGTTGAACACGTCTTTTTGTCTGTCAGTGTCAGTAAAACCCTGAACAGCATCAACACCGGCAAGTATAGGGGCGAGGAACGGTACAAATTTACCAATTCCTTTACCGGCCATCTTCGCAAACTTACCAGCACCACTAGTAACACTACCGACTTTGCTACCGACACCACGAGTAACACTACCGACTTTGCTACCGACACCACTAGCAACGCTACCAGCCATTTCCCCGCCGGTGGACATAACGCTCGTCATACGTTTTAACAAACCTTTTGGCTTACGGCCTCTTTCTCGGCTACGGCTTCGACCTTTACGATTTTTTTTCCGCTTGCCTTTACGATCACGACCTAAATCGAGATCTAAACCATTACCACCAAATAGGCCACCGCTACTACCAGTCGCATTAATCGCATCTTTAATATCTTCTAGTAATGCGATCTGCTTATTATTGGCATTAACAAGTGTGACGGTCTGTTCCTCAGATGCTTTTAATACATTTGATTCATTCGCCTCATTACGGATCTGACTTGCTGAGTTCCCCGTACTGATTGCAATGTCAGAACGGTCACTGTTATTACTGCTGTTACTACTAGTGGCAACGCGAGTATTGTTTTCAGTCGATGTTTGAGCATCATTCGTGATAGTTGATACTAACGAGGTCGGATCGGACGGTAATAACGACGTGCTACTATTGTGCCCGCTAGTCATTTGACTCGCACGATCAACAAAATAGTTTTTCAGTTTGTCACGGGGACTCGGCGCGGGATTATCGCTAGCAGTAATATCTTTGCCTTTGTCGCTATCTTTAATGAACTTATTTTTAATCGAACTAAATAAAGCGGTTCCTTTTTCAGTAAATACTTTTGTCTTTTCTTTACGCTTTTCAACGTTGAGAAGAGTGCTCTTATCGTTAAATTCTTTAGCGTCTTTGGTTATGTTGACAATTTCTTTGCCAGCCATCCAGAAACTAGACCCTACTGCAACACCAGCATTATCGACAGCATCATTTTTATCTACATTACCGGCTGTTTTAAGCGCCCAATCGGACAAGACTTTAAATTTGGATTTGTCTTTATCATCTTTTTCCGACGCCAGTTTTTCCTTTGTGAATGCTTCTTTTTGCTGACGACTAGCAAACGCGCCATTGGCCTGTCTGACTTTGCCTTGGCTGTCTTCATACAAACCTTCGAGTAACTGATTGGTTTTCTTTTGCTGCTTCGACAGTTCGGGATCGCTTTCGACATTGACTGCTGGCAGAGTAGGCGCTTCAACAGATACGTTAACAACGGGGTTAGATTCCGGTGCATTCGTAGCAAGTTGCTTATCATCGTTGCTAACCGTCTGCTTTGTTACTGCCATCACCGCGTTACTGACTGAACGTTCTGGTTTTTCTGCTACATCATTACTGTTGTTGTCGGCAACATCAACTAAGCCATGATCAATAACTGGCGTACCGGTTGAAATAGCCGTGTCAGTTACATTCACCGGCGCTTCAACCGTCGTAGGTATGCGCGGAGCCAGTACTGGCGCAAAATCACCACCGCCACCAGATTGTTTTGTTTTTTCACCACGAACAGGCCTTGCATCGCCCGTCACGGGATCAATCCGCCCTTTGCGCGGCATAACCTCAGTTATCGCCTTTTCGACCCGCGCAAGCGCTGCCAGTTCTTTTTTGCTGGATGAATCAATCAGTTTAATGACTTTGTAAAACTCACTCTTATCAACTCTATCATTCAACATTATGTTGTAGTCCTATCCTGAAGTTTTTTCTCTAACATCAACGCAAAATCGGCGGGAGTAGCTAAAATGCTATCAATATCTTGGCCGCGCTCCACCCATTTACAGATAAAATCTGCCCAGCCCTCGGCGTCATAAAGACGGAAGGAATTCGTGATACCGAAAGGGTAATAACAAAATCGTTTCGAGTTCGTCGCCCTCCTCTGAGTTAGGGCAAATGTGGGGAGGCGTGACTAAACGCATCTCACCATCAATATATTCAGACATAAGACCGTGGCGCATTTCAGATAGCGCATTTCGTACTTGTGCAGCGAGTTGTTTAAAATGCGTTTCTGCATTCAGGGTGATCAGGTATTCAAAGCGTTTTTCAGCTTGCTCAGTAACCGTCAACGCTTTATCGTCATCCTTAAATATGAGCGACCACGCTAATTCATAAATGCGTAAATCGGTATGGGCGACAGACCATTGAGCCGAATCTTCTTCAAACTCATCACGGGTATTACGCAGATATTCGAGATATTCCATTGCTTCGCCGCGCAACGGCTGAATAAAGCCATTTTTAACACCGTCAACAGCCAGTTTCTCCGTCATCGAGTGGTTGCTATCAATAATGTATTCACCAAGGGCAACCAGATCTATTTGTCGGCCATGTTCATTACCGCAATGATTACACTGATAACCTTGCTCTATGACAGTACGCTCACGGGTATTAATAAAGATCCAGTACAACGCAGTCCGGCGGTCTTCTGCTGTCCAGTTGATACTATCAATGACTTGACCACCTTTGTTGTTTTCGGGGATCTGCATTTGGTTAAGATATAGCGTTGTGATCGCTTCTTCTAAGTGCGGAGACATGCCAACAAAATTCCGGTAATCGGCCACGGTCGGCGCTCTAAAATGAACTCGAACTTTTTTATCTGCAAATAATTCGTAGGGCTGTATTGCTTCAGGTTTCATGCTATTTCCCGATAGATTTATATTTTTTAAATGTCACGCTGAAAGTACCTAACTCGGTTCTACTTTCATTGCTGCCGCTGTAGTCGTTGTTTTCTTCAACATAGACAGGCCACTCAGCTTCTAGTCTTTCCGTGCCATCTTGCTTTGAGCGATAAATTCGAAGCTGTACTAAATAATCAATGGGTAAGTTTTGTGTGCCATCGTTATTAAAAATTTTATCTTGCAGGGATTTAATAAAATTGCTGCCTGTGCCGTCTTCATCATCATTAAAAACGACCGTAACACTGCCTGCGGCACGTTTCGTAGGTATGTTAAAGTCACCGGTTCGCACGCTAATAGAATCGCTCTCAATGGTGCCGAGGCCGTAAGAAACCTCTTTAGGAAACATGTCGAAATTATCGGGCTGGCCGTCAATCTCAATGCGGTAAAAACAATCGACTCTGAAATTCATTTTCATACGTGTCAGGGCAATCTTACGCATCCGTTTGCTTTGCGGGGAAGGGTCATGTTTAACGCCATAGCCGAACTTTTCAAACACGTCATCTACCGTGTCTTTTATCGTGTCTAAAATTGACATTTTTTACTCCTCAGTATTAATAAGAGTCGTTTTTTACACATGCTGATTTTCGTTGTTTGTCTGTAAGAAACTGAAAAGACACAAATTAACACTGTTAATTTATATCTTTCCATTACATTAAATAGATAGGAGTGGCAGGGCACATCGAGCAGCGCTCATACGTATTTCAATGTCAGCTTTACGGCTAAATAGATCCGCTTCTGCGGGTATGTCTGACACATCTAAATTACCGGCGATTGCAACACGACGATTACGCTCAGCGTTTGGTATAGTGATCAGTATTTCTAAATAATCTTTGATCAGACCAACAATCTCATTCGGCAATTCGTAACTCTCAATATTCACTGAAGAGAGATCGACAAAGTACATTAACGACAATGGCATTACGCATCTCGCGTTATTTAATACCACGCTCTTTTCACGGCGGTTATAATTAGATATAACAAACTTGCCATGCTTATCTTTGACTGTTACCCGAGCCAAAAAATCACTTGGAACTGGAAAGCAGGGATCGCCATCATCGTTCTTATTAAGCGTTTTTATTTTGACTACATCGGTAACACCAGCTCTATCCTGATACGCCCCCAACGCCTGCTTTAGCAGGACGTTAAGAGCATTAGGTTCTTTGTGCAGCAATGAATAAAATCGAGCTTTCACTTCATCCAAAAGCTGCGCGGGTGTCATTAATCAACCCAGTTATAGCGGATCGTGATCGACGGTTTGATAAACTCAGTGACACTTTCAGTCGCTAAATCGATTGCGTCACATGTTATTGAACATTCAAGTAACACGCGTTTAATCACTTCTTTACCGGATAAATCTTCGGGCGTAACGCTGATCGTGATCTGAACGTATTCTTTGTTGTCGATAATCTTACGAATATCAGCCAGCGTGTCGCCTTTGATTGTTTCTTCGATAACAGTTGTTATTTCACCGGCATTCTTAAGATTGCCTTGAAAATTGGACATAACACCCATTGAACCATAGGATTCAATTAGTTCACGTTCCATTGCGGGTAGCTGTGTGGATGCAATTTTTACAGATAGGCTGGGATAGCCGAGTACCGACATTTCAAAATGTGACGCGTTCGCACGCTCACCAACGAGGCGGTGTTTTAGAAATTTTGCGCGAATAAAATTACGGCTTCCGCGTGCATTATACGTTAACGATGTCATTATATTAGATCCTTTGTTTCGGTGAAAATGTTAGGTATTTCAGAGGCATTAACAGAACCGTCTAGCGTGAGCTGCAATGTGATCTCGTTGTGAGTAAAATAACCATCTTTAGTTTTGGGGGCGTTCTCGTTGTAACTGACGTTTTTAATGTAAACATCAGCCATCAATCGTCGCCCGACATTCAATTTCACAAGCTGGGGGATAGCACCAGTCGGCGTGATATCGTTAAGTTCAGGACTGGACATTTGCATGAGGAACTGTATAGGATCGTTAACCTCTTTTTTTGCATCGCTATAAGCAATGAATTGAAGCGGTAACGAGAATTCGAGCGCTTGCGCTCCTTCCCAAACCAGCTTGCTATTCCACATCGTCTTACTTGTCATATCAGTCTGCGTTTGCAAGATCGCAGCACCTTTACTTAAACTACCGGAGTTTCCTGCGGTATCACCCTCAAATGGTGAGTTCCACAGTTGCGCCAATTCGATCGATGCTTCCCCAGTCAGGTAAGCAGCGACAATAACAGTGCCGATGTTTGGCATTTCTTGGCTGATATGGACTTTGTAGAACTTAGATACACCGTCCCCCTCACGCACACCGCAATGTATTGTCATGCTGCCCCCTTCCCCTTACAGACCGTTACGCTTACGAGCACGCAACGATTTTTTACGCTTCGCTCTTGCTGCCGCACCGTGCGATTTTTGACGGGCTTTTTTAAGTGCTTGCTTTTGTGCTGGTGACATTTTAAGTTTGCGACCAATACGTTTTTTGATCTTCACGACGCTACCGTCACGAACCACTTTTCGCAGAGAAGACAGCAGCATGGCTTGCTTTTCGGCATAGTTAGCGATCAGCTCATCGGTCGAGCCTTCTTCGATCAGGTCTTCAAGTAAGCCCGCCGCTTCAATCGCTTGTTCGTCGTCGGCATTGTCAAACAGTGATGTCACTTGGTCAGCAGTTAACGACGTACTGTCTAAGATAAACTGCGCGGCGGCGGCGCTTAACTCTTCAAATTCGTCTTCTTCTTCGTCACTCAGATCTCTATCGCCATCGTCATCAATAGCACCAAACAACATGGCTTCGAGTGAATCAAAATCATGCTCACCGGCTTCTGTCCATTGCAGAACAATCGCAGCAGCCAGTGATCGTGTATTTTTATCTGCCGTTACGCTCATAGCTGATAACAACTGCTCGTCATCATCACTAATACTCGACAATAAAATGTCTTGTACTTCATCAGTAGCCACAACTTCAGCCGCCGCCGCTTTTCTTGATTCGATCATTGCTGCAAGTGCGGGAGACTCACGAAAAGCAGTAGAAATAGAACCGCCATTTTTAAAAGGGGTAGACATAAATAATTCCTTATCTAAACAAACGAGATTGACCGGCTAGACGACGTGCTGAACCTGATATACAGATCTTCCATGTCACTTTCCACAGATCACTCTCGACCTGTTCGAGTTCGAAGGTGTAAGGGTTTTCGCCATCACTCGGGTCGCGTGGAGGTACAAGGCAATCTGACGATACATAACCATCAAGGATTCGAGTCATACCGAGTTCAAGTCCACTACGAGTTACGCCGTCCGGTTCATGTTTGAGGGATTTACCCAGTTTTACCCAATCACGTCCGATCGCGTTATCTACTGATACGATGTTGTCAAAACGCAGTTGGTCTTTACGGGCGCGAGTCGTTAAAGCATCATCAATCATTAATTGACCAGCGCTGTTTTTACCCAAACGATTTAGGCGGACTTTTACAAATTCGTCATAATCCGGCGTACCGGCGTTAGCATTAAGTTGCAAACCTTTACGGGTGATAGTGGCGCGTGATTCGCCCGCTGGTGTCAGGTGCCAACCGCCAACCGGTGACTTACTCGCAACACCTTTCGCTTTTGCTGCAAATACAAAACCACTCAGGCCACACATAGATGAGCCACTATAGAATTGGTCGGTGGCGGTGTACGGTAGGTGATAGGCTTGTGCGAAATGCGAATTCATCGCAAGATCGGCTTGACGTGCAGTAGCCGCAGCGAATGATAAATTAGGTTCAATATCATAATAAAACGAAACTGAGTTGTTATATGCCAGCGTGTTTAACTTGCCTAAAGTAGCATCGTCATAACAGCCTGCCGCGATCACGCCTTGGAATTCAGGTTCTTCAGCAATAAGCACCGCTAACGCTTTTTGATAAGCAGCCGAGTCGATTGTGCTTACATCACCCGACGTGCCACCAACAAATGTCGCTTCTGCGATAGCCTCAAAAGAATTTAATTTAGATACATTAGAGATAGCACGCAGATACGCAGATTCATCCGATAGCTTATCTTCGATAAACGCAGAGTTACCGTGCTCATCGGTGGCATTAACATCAAGTGATACTGTTATCGTTTCCAACAATTTCACCGTGGCATCAACTTGCACCTCATTAAGTTCCAGCACATAAAAACCCGCACCATTTTCAGCTTCATTGGCCTGTGTTAATTTGATCTTACGTGTCAATTCGTTATCACCATCAATAAGATAAATTGCCATCAGCGCGTCCGACGCTAGAGTTGGTTCAACACCATATGCAAGAGTAGAGGCGACCACAGCATTAACATTAGCCGTCGCTGCACCCACCGTTAGAACGGGATATAGCGCGTTGCTAGGCATAACACGAACGACATAACCAACACCGCCTTGTGTCGCATCAGCAATATGGCGTAATGATTCAGCATGAGAACCTTCTCGGGGATGAAACGGCTTGCCAAATGTTGATAAAAGGGTATTTGCAGACACTTTTAAAACTTTGTTTGGCATACCTCTACGAGCAATTGTTAGTGCAGCGAATGACATTGCACTACCACCGCCAGTAGATAAAGATGCACTCGCATCAGTAATAGCTAAAGAAACGCTTGCGACATCTGAAATAGATCGTTTGATCATTTATTTTTCCTCAGTTTGGTTTTCTAAAATAAGCGCGATTAATTCGGCTTCGTTAAGGGCGCTGTAACCACTAATGCCAAGCTTTTTACACATGGCTTTTAGCTCTTTAACACTCTTCGCCTTTAGCTCTTTCATCAATTCAACATCAACAATTTCAACAGTTTCAACCGGTTTAACTGGCTCAATTTCTTCAACAGGTTCAGCAACTTCAATACCCGCATAGAGAGCACTCATACCTCGGGTATTGCGACTGTTAATTGAATCCGTAAATGCGATTGCTTCATACGGGTCTGAAAATTGGAACTCTTGATCTTCGGTGGTTTCACGCAATGGTCGAATAACTCGCCCCATCAGCATTAAGCGAGTACCGGAGGCATTCATAACAACGACTGTGTTCATTTAATTTTCCTTGTGTAGAAATGGCGCTAACGCCCAACAAGGCGTTAGCAAGTGACACAACGGCGTTTAGCTCGCGGTGTAGTTTTTAAGCTCAATAAGAACAAGGAATTTGTCACACGTTGGAGAAGCGTTATCGTAGCCATTCGCCCAAAGGGTATTTCCTTTACGCAGACCCTTTGTAACTTCATGGCTGTACAGTGTTGGAGGCACTACATCACCCGTGTAATAAGGTGCTTTACCTAATTTTTCGGTGCGGCCATAACCTAGCGCTTTATGAGCCGGTACAAGGCTTGTGAATGGAACTTCAAACACCTTGATAGAACCTAAGATCGTACCGATAAAGTGAATACGAGAGGTTTTCACATAGCCTGCTGCACGTTGAAATAACGATGGTGGGAGCATTTGCACAAACGTCGAAAATAACGTACCGCAATACATGCCTTTCAAACCTGATTCTTTGTTCGTATCAATCATGGTTTGAGAGATAGTCAGGAATAACGACTTAATATATTCAAAACGGTCTTTCCACGTTTCGTGAGAATTTTCAGGAACCGCCGCGTCAAACGAATACTCTTCTTTAACCAAAAACATCAGGTCATCTAATTGTTTAAGGGCACGTTCATTGGCTAACCAATCACGCATAGAACTTAAATTCATTGCGTTAATATCAACACCAAATTCGGTATTCATCGTAAACGCTGACATGATTGACGCATCAGCAGCGATCACACGGCTATGCGGGCGGAATTTAAAGCCTTTCATTTTGTGGTCAATCGTCGGGATTAGATCGCCGTTTGCCTCAATATCGACTTCAAATTCAGCATGTAATTGGCTCTCATTCGGTAATACTTTGTCTGAATCAAGTACAATGATGCCCGTATCATGATCAACGGTGCCACTTAGAATTACTTTTGCGCCGCCAACTTCAACTTGTCCATACAGGTCGCCGCCGTCGAGTTGGATAGCTGCCTCAGTGCGGTTAAAGTAGATTTTGATAGAAGTAGGGCGAACAGGCAGCATTACACCAGCCGGTGTGTGCGATTTAGTATTGAATGTAAACTGTTTTTTACTGCCGTCAGGTAGCTGGTCTTTAGCGAATGGATAACGTTGACGCTGTGTTGAATACTGACCATAAGACAATTCATCAATAATCTGATTTTTCTTAAAATCACCTAGCGTTTTACCGGCGACACGTTCAATTTCAAAAATCTCAACTTCATTTTTTCGTGCAGGTAGATAGCTAACAATGTCGTTTAGTGGGTTAGCTAACATAACAGGTAAAGTTAATGCAGCAGTGGTAGCACGGATCGACACGCCTTTTTCGCTTGAAAGGTTACTTTCAGCCATTGATGATAACAACATGTCAGACTTGCCAGATTCAGCAATAGACTGATTGTTTGAATAGATGTTTTCTAATGTACCGTGGGCAGCAGCAAGCAGATCATCAGAAGGTAAAGCACCATTGTTCATCGCGCTGTAATCTCGGATAGCTGAAGCATCAGACAAAGCCTGACGAGCGCCCATTTCTTCACCCATAGATGAGTAAAGCGGATCTTCAGCCGCCGCCGCAATGATGCCATTATCACGTTCTGACGGATCGGAAATGTAACTGCCATTTGGTAAGAATTGAGATTGAATCAATACACGTTTCATTGCGCCAGCGCGGGAAAGTGTATCTGCTAAACCGGCTTCGTAGCGTTGAGCTGTGTCTTTCATATTAGAACTCCAATTGATAATTAATTTTTTGATTTACTAGGGTTTTCACGCGACAAAGCGGAACCGAGATAGAATCCGGTCACGTCTTTACGTTCATTGAGAAGGTGTTTAATGATCCAAGTGCTTGCAGCCATAGCAGTGCTCAACAAGGGGGCGTTATCACGTAATAAGTACGTCATAGCGGCTTGCGTCACGACCAGAAAAACAGCAATGGGGAGGTTTACACGCATAATGCGCAGGGCTATCACGTCAGCCGTTTTCTGGCTGTTCACGTAGTTTTTTCTTGCATCCGCACGATCGAGCTGGATAGCGTCGAATTGCTTTGTGTTAGCGGCAATTTGAGCTGCAAAGGTGGCTTGCAACGTTTTGCTGCTTTGCAATTTACGAATGGCCTCATCAGCGTTAAATGAACCAGTAACGGTTTTAGCAATATCCACGGCTTTATCCGCAATATTGCTATCGTCATCCTCACTGGAGATCCATTTGCCAAGTAGTGGCGCGAATGCAACTAAAATAGGAATAATCCCCATTACGCTACCTCCGGCGGCTTCGGCAACACCAGTTCAGCGAGCACAACAAAGGAGGCCTGTAAAAAGGATTTTATTTTTTCGGGTAGCGCGTCGAACTCACAAAGTAGGGGTGACGTTTTTTCTTTGAGATCAAATGACCCAATCGACCAACCATTTGATATTTGTAGCGAGATATTGAGATTGTGTAACTGCTCAGGAGTCGTGATATTGTGACCAAGCACACCGTAGCGAATGATCTTATTAAGCACGTCCTCGCGGCGTTCTTCGCTAAGATTGCTGAATCGGATAGACTCATCGCCGGTAAGTTCCGCTGACAAGTCTTGCAATATGACAGTAGCCATCATGAACCGATCAAAATCGCTGTTAAGTTCTTCGTCACACTCAAACATGACTAGCTCACTCGTTTTCGAGTCAGCAGCGCCACATTGGTCTGTGCTACTTCACAACGTTCAAGATATTCTTCCGCAGAACCTTTACCAGCCGAGGTATTGAAAAACTCTTTCCAGTATTCAGCTCGCGCAGTGATAGTTTCCGGCACAGGCTTAGGTACAGTCCAATATCGCAATCGAGCGAATAACAGAGCTAATAGCGGGCTGTAGTCTAGTTCGCGGAACTCAACAAGTTCTAACTTGATGTTTAACTTGTCATATATGACTTGACCAAAACGGCTAGCGTACTTATCTTTCAACCAGTCGAACGTACCCTCATCAATTTGACTAACACCAGCACCAGCGCCGTATAAAGTGCGTTCGCGGTATTCACCCATCAATGTTTCAGCGGCGCAAGTTTCAACAAGCAGATCAACTGCTTTGTTATTTGAACCGTGTCCTAACAGATCACAAACTAATGTTGCGAACTCTACAATTTGTCTTTTGTTTGCTAATCCGTAATACACTCTTGCACCACTATTAATTCAAATAATGGAATGAGATTAAGTTCAGCGATAAAATACCCGTGCCCGATTTTTTAATTTTTTTTGATTTATTTTTTAGCCGCTGGGGAAGCGTTGGAAAGCGTCAAATTATCAGTGTCATTAAGCGCGTGAAACATAGTTAATGAGCTTGCGAATTGACATGTTGAAGGTGCAAAGGGGTACGGGGAAGATCCCCGTTATTGTTTAAAGAGTTAAGAAGTAAGAAGGAGAATCGCTGGAAAGCCCATTCTAGCAGGATCGTTTTTTCAGGATCAGATAACAGTGTTATCAGGTTTAGATAAGACTGTTATCAGGGTTAGATAACAGTCTTATCATAAACTAGTAGCTTTTTGATAACGGGGCTATTATCAAAAAATGATCTCATATTGATAAGGCTGTTATTGACAAATGACTAAACTCTATCAATAATTAGGCGGTATTTGATAACGGAACTGTTAATATGACATCCCCTGTAGATAACGAAGATGAAAAACCTAAGAAAACCAAGAGCGCAGAGATTCGGCACAGTACAAACCCTTTCGTGCAGTCATTAACAGTCGATTCAACTGGGAAGCGGGTTACTGTTAACGTCCTTGGGACAGAAGATAATATACTCGTAAACCAGAATACGGGCGAGGTGACAGGAACCCACATATCCACTTTTAAACGTGTTGATAACGAGCAGTTTGTTAAACTGTTTACAAAAAATATCGCGATGACATTTGATTTAAAGGCGGCAGGGATTAAAGCGTTTAACGTATTACTCCATGTTGTTCAAAGCAATATCGGTAAAGATCTTGTGCATTTAGATCAGTACACGTTAGATGAGTTTATTGCGGATCATGAATCGCTCGATCCACCGATTAAATTAAAGTTAAGTCTGCCGACATTCATGCGCGGCTTACGTGAATTAGAATCGGCACAAATAATTGCAAAGTCCACACGACGTGCGTACTACTACATCAATCCAAGTTTTGTGTTTAATGGTGATCGTATTGTATTCAGTACCTTCATTGAACGTAACAAAACTGAGTCCTTAAATTAAATTTCGGGCATAAAAAAAGCCACACTCAAAGGCATGGCTTTTAATTGTTAAGTCTATTATTTTAAGCGGGGGCATCAGCTCTGATTTTCTTTGCCATCATTTCCAGCATGTCTGGTAATCTAACCAGATCGGCAGGGGTTGCCTGAACAGCAAACCCACTGCCTTTTATGCCGTTCGTCACTATTAAGATAGTACTGTCAGCGCCCGTTGATTCCCGAACCTTTGTACATTCCTCATTATATTTTCCAGCACCACTTGCCATTATTAACCAGCCTCATTTAATCTCTTATTTCAATTACCTAACAATCTAAAACATTGCAATGAAGTAATCAACAATATATTATCCTATCAACAAAGTTTTATAAATAAGCAACACGTAGAGAACGCGGAATGGACATTAAAAAACCAAGTATTACTTGCCCTGAATGCAACAAAACGAGTTATTGTCTGGGTGATATCCAGCATAAATTTTGTATCCAATGTGGATTTCATAGCGACATATTAAAAAAACAAAACAAACAAGGTGATAATAAAAATGAGTCAAAGCAAACAATGCAAATGTCAGAATTGTTCAGGAAAAATGATTAATCTAGAAAATATACCGGAATTACAACTTAACCCCGTCACGATCGCATACATAAGCACGATCATAAACTTCAGGTTTCAGGCTGGCGATGTAATGACAACGCCTTTTTTGAACATCAACTTACCATTTGATGAACTGACGATTAAGTACGGTACTGTTTTTGGTGCGAATGACGGGAAACGGGTAGGCGAACTCACCCTCATTTTTGATAATGATGATAAACCGGTGTACATGGTGATTAGGGAGTTCGTTAACGGCATTCTCGATGAGAAGGAGATTGAATATTACATGTTTGAGAACCACGCTATCGATCATAAACAAATGCTTGGCCGTATTCGCAACATGAAAAAGCCTCAGGTCGTAATCATAAAAGAAGGCAAACCGGCATCCGCATCAATGCCAAGCAATGCGATCCACTAATCACAGTGAATCAAATCGGTTGCACTGAGGCATTTTAGATGCTACCTTAAATGGGTAATATACATTCACTGACATAAAGCGAGTACATACATGGAAGCTGTAACGAAAGATTTAAACACCATTATTAAAACTATTGCAAAGCACACAGTACCGGCTAGCGCTCTTAACCCAGACCGTTTATTAGTGTCTGATTTACCCCTTGAAGTTTGTAACGAAATCGCAAAGCGCAGCGCAGAGCTGAATGATTATCAGGTTATTGTTGTCACTGACGAAGCTCGCCAGCGTAGCGAGATAATGACTGCCCGCAATTCAGGCCTAGCGCGTGAAATCTTTATCTATGCAGGCAAGGGGTTTGGCTGTCACGTCATGCCGGAAATAGCGACGACCACGAAACGTATTAACTTCACTAAAGCGCCGGTTAATCGTTTACGTAAGCACTTCATCAGCTAACACACCACTGACACAAAGTAAGGGGGAAAATTTATTTTAATTTCCCCCCCTTTTTTATTGGAACAATTATGAATACAAAAACCGCTACCACCGGATCAATTACCCACCACAATGACGTAGACGCTAAATTCTATATAAGCAGTTTTCTTTCGTTCACGCCGGACTACTTAACACCGGTATCTATATCTCGCATTGAAAGTGAGGAATACAATCACATTAAGCGCCGTATAATTCCACGTTTCTGTTTTGATAATTCATTGACTACAGCTATATCCCTCGACTTGCATTCCATTGTTTACGGTGCGGCCATCGTGAGCTTTGGAGAGCAAAAGATACCCGTCGAGCACGCTTGGGTTAAATCACATGACGGACAATATTATGATCCGACATATCAAGAATTAGGCGATAAAGATACGCCGCTGCAAGTTGAGTATTACAGCTTGTTCGAGATGCCCCTTGATGATTACTTGGCATTAGCAACGGAAGTTAGGGGAGAGCAACTATCAAAAATATGCGCCCTTGACTTCATGCCGCTAAGACACATGCAGCATTTTAAACGCTTCTTTAAACGCGTAACCAAGCCTTCTAACACAGATTAATTAAATTGAAGGTGACAGATTTAATTAATTCTGTCACCTTCTAAAGCAGGATTTAAACTTGTCAAAACTCAATGCAGACTTAATTGTAAAACGATGTTTCAGAGAGCTTTCAGCGCTATCTAGTCAATACATGCCCGACGCATCCGACCGTATCAATGCCGCGTTCCAACATGGACGCAAAAAGAAAACGTTAGACGTTGCCAAGACAAAGCTAAACACAAAACGCTACTTAAACAAATTCGCGGTCGTGTGTGCTTGCTATACCAATGACCTAGGTTTATACACTCGCGCCGTCACAGTCATCGATAAACAACTCGTATTGCTTTGCTGTTTCATGCCATTTGTAACGAGATGTAGCCAACCTATTTTTACGATAGACATTGTGATAAGCAAAATAACAATAACCAGACATGCTTTGTCTCGCTGGTTAGAAAGGAATGAATCTGAAGATTACAGAGCCGCCTTAAAGGTGCTAGGAAGCGCCCTGTTCGAAGAAGATCAAAAGCTAGCAGGTCTAGCGATACAGCACAAAAAGATTGCTGTAGGCACGCATGAGCGGCAAGTACAGTGCAGTGATGGCGGGATTGCGATTGTAGTCATAAATAATCCCGACGAAGAGCACTATAAATATATGGATTGGACATTAATCACCTACCTCGATAGCTCGCTACTTAAATCATGGAATGATGAAGCCGTACACAGCGAGTATACGAACTTACAGCACCGGCTCAGTGATAGATTTTAATACTAGCCGCATTACACATTAGGATTTAAACAAGTGAATACAAATCAGAGCACTATCACGCTAGAGCGTAATGTTTATTACATTTATCCGAACCGAGAGGTTGTCACCTGTAGCGGCATTACCGTCATCGCTAACAACCGCTGGGTTTTCACACCTAAAGCTGGTGTATCCATCCCCAAATTTAGCGACCGTTGCAGCATTACATTTGTTAAAACGCTCAGATTATTGGCCGACGAACACAACATTATTTTACCCGACGACTTGGGAATTGAGAGTCCCGCAGAATGGACTGGCATTACAGTAAAAAAACGCGGAATATCAATTCGTCCGATGTATGCCGAAAGTAACGGCAAGATCCACCAACCGGCTATCTATTTTGCTTGTGAGGAACAAACTGGGTTTAACTCTGACATCAAGAATGCGATGAAAGTACTCGCAATGCACAAAATAATGAAAGAGCACATTGACAGAATTTAATACACAGACAGCAAAAAGGGGCGGCACGCCCCTTTTATTCCATCGAAAATAACCGCTTTATTTTTTACTTTTCAGGTCTAGCAAATCCATTGCCATCACAATCACTTGTTCTTGCGTTAATTTCTTACCATCTTTGCCAAACTTAATACGAAAATTGTTAATTCGTTCCTGCGTCCCTGTGCTTATAGTCATACTAGTAGCCATATCTTTTGAATATTGACGCCTCGCCCTGCTTCGGGTACTACGCAAGCTAGCACGTAGCGAGAAGATGTATTCAGGCTTTAAATTCTTAACCAACATTTCGGCATATGCCAATAGCAACGGTATCGAATCATCTTTACTCGCCGCGACGATCGCCTCTAACGGCTCGGTGCTCGCAATCAGGGCGCGATCCGTATCAAAGGTACAGGCCTTCTCGATATCGCGCTTTACCTTGCTGTAAACATAAAATATTTCACTTTGCTGAATCTCAAACATATCCCCACCTGTTGCATGTTTCACCCTACAGGAAAGCTTACACGCACGGGGTGAAACATGCAACAGGCATTAAGGTATGTTGCGAATTAACCCCTTAATCATGCGCCACATGAATAAGAAGCAATAATGTGATAGAATCCCCACACTAATCATGCGCCACATGAATAAGGAAGCTCTTATGCGCTTATCATCGACTCAAAAAGACATATTACTTTTGCTATACGCCATCGAAAACAACGGTAATCAAAAACCAGTACCAAACATGCTCATTCTAAACATGATCAACAGAGAGCGTGGCTTAGCGATCGAAGGCTCAAACTTCAGAGCCTCTTGTCATAAACTGAATGAAAACAACATGATCAACAGGTATCGTTCAACATCATTAAAACTTGCTTGGCTCTTGACTGACGAGGGACGCGAGAAAGCCCGTGTCATTTTCAACGAGCGAATAGCTTAATAAGACGTGCCGTACTCAGTATGCGAAAAACGCCAGTGAGCCAAACTTAAATCAATATGATCGTCTATGATTTTCATGGCCGTTTTGTTCGCTTTCTTCAAGTTAGTAAACAAATGGTCGTGAACGTAAATGTTATTCACAGCATCTTTCGCACTGAGATACCAGCCCGCGTCGCACGACTCTACGACCACAAGCTTAATGTGAGCACTACCAAGGTAAAAACTCATTTAATCAAAAACCGAGATTCACCGTTGATAATACTTGAACCGCAATCAACTGAATCGCCAACCATGCAAGCCACTTTTCCAAACACCAAAAATTTACTACCACCAATGCCACTACCACCGTGAACCTGCGGCGGGCTACTGGGCAGCACATGGGGCAACCATGCACCACCGGTTAAGTGTACGGGTTTACCAAAGACTAAAAATTTAGCCTCCCCATCAACAGTAGGCCGAGGAATAAAGCCGCCATGTCCGGCACACATTGATCCTAACGTTGCAATTGCTGCCATACATACCTCATCAACTATTTGAAATCATAAAGAGAACCGGTTTTACCGCCAATCATCGCGCCCTTAAGCATCACGTCGCCTGCTGCCTCTAACGTGAGGGAGCCACCGGACTTCAACGCCATATCACCGCCGGATTCGACTTGTACATTACCATCTGATTTTACCACCGCATCACCAACAACTTTTACATTAAGTTTATCGCCGACCGTCAAATTGTGATCCTTTGTCGTAGAAAAATGACTGTTCGCCTCAACATGTAAAACCAGCTCACCATCTTTAGTGACATTAAATGCCGTCCCCGTGGCTTTATGCGTCAGGCACCATGCACCATCTTGCGTTATTTGGTGCAAGATACCGAACAAATCAAGCACTTTATCCCCATATCCAGCAACCGGCGCGGCTGGTTCACCATCACCGCGCTTATGCTTATAGACAGATTCAAACAACTCTACCGGTAATTCGCTTTTGTCGTCAGTGACGCGATAACATGAGCCAGTAATGATCGGGGTACGGGTATCACCGTTGATAAACTCCACCCAAACAAGATCACCAATTTTACATGGCATCGCATCCCCTTCACCAATACGGGCACCGAGCGGTAGCAAGTATTCAGCCCACGGCAGGTTGTTTACAGGCACAACGTCCCACAATATCAACAGTCGTACTTGTGCCATATGCCAGCCTTTAGGATGCTTAACACTGGTCACTTCAGCACGATAACGGCCTAAAAGCTTACCGCTTGTATCAGTTCTGCTCATTCAGCGCTCCTAGCACTATCCGGTTATTATATTTACTCGATTCTGTATAATGCGTCACTGTTTTAACGACTAACGACGCAGCCACCGATTCATCGATCGCAGCATCATGACTTAACTTGATGATCTCAAGGCTCAGCACCGCTGCCGGTGTAAAACGACTATCACCCACAACCACGATATCGAGTTTCGGCTGTATACATAATGCTTGATTGTCTAATTGCGCCAGAACCGACGGATAAGACAATAATAATGCTGGCTTGCCCTCTTGCCCTTTTGAACTAAGATAACCGCCGTCTGTTGTCCATGCGCTACAGCAACGCTGCAATGCACGGTCATATAATGCGTCTTCATTCAGCACGTTGTACCTTGCGATCTCAACATCAGCATTAACGTTATTCAACCCAATGCTAAGTAATGGCGAACCTCTGGCTATTTCAGCCAACGTTTTGAAGTACACGGTGCCACGACTGATCCAACACGCAGCGCCATAGTCACGCGCCATTTGTCGCAATAACCGTGCGGGTGGCTGGCCTTGATTTAGATGATAAGTACCGGCAACCAGTGAAGCACAATCGATTTTTAGTGATGGCACCAATTCAGACAGGATTGAACGTGGTGATTTACCAACGAAAAATTTAGGTTCAGCCGCTTTTATCTTCAGTTCGTGACAATCTTTCTGAAAACCCTCAACAAAAATAATATCGTTCTCAACAGGGCACACCGAAACAATGAACGTTTCAGTAAATAGCTCGCTGCCGGTGCCGTAAATGTCGCCCATTTCCATGACAATCTCTGCGCCTTTAGCAAGACCGAACTCATCACGAATATAGGATTGCTCATCACGCAGTTGCAAAATGAATGACGCTCCACTTAAGTCGAGTTGTTCGATATAAGCCAGTGACACCACCCGAGGCATATTAATACTGTGACCGTTTACGGTTAACGATTGTAAAAACGTATAATTTTGATCACTCATAATAAATGGCTCTCGCCTTGTTCAATACGGGCGATAGTTTCACTGCCATATCGAATCGTCGCGGTTTGAGCGTTAACAGTGAACCCGATAGATAAGACTCGCATTTTATCATCTTCAAAAGGTAGACTCGCATTGTCTGCGGTCATCATATGTCTATCAATGATCTCAACAGCAAGATCATAAGCGGCACCACCCAACACTGTTTTAGCATTGAACTTATGATCGGCATGTCGGTGACGTAACCACGACATTAATAACAACGCAATTATTTCGATATTGTCATCCTGCCAACCGACAATGTTCACCATATAAGCCAGTGTAGTGACTGATTCCTCAACTTCTCCAATATACACACCATCGCTATCACACAACTCACCAACACCAGCACGGTCACGGTATTGGTCTAACTCCGCAAAGGCTATCGCCGGATCGCGAGTAATGTACAAGCAAGGCAATGAGATCTTATCCTTACCTTGTTTCATCAATGCCCGCAAAAATCGCCGTGGCGAATCAAACTCACCCATTGCGATCTTATCTGCCAGTGGTCGCTTGGCAAAGTCAGCAAGGCGTTTATTTCGTGGGTGTTCAGGGTCACTGACGTATAGCCGGTTGATAACAGAACCGATCTTATTAGCCAGAGCCACATCAACATCAGTAAGACCTGACACTTCTATGCGGCCATCTTCTGCAACGTTCTTAAACGTCAAGTCAACAGGAAAAGTACTCATTATTTTTTAATTCCTTCAAAATCGCGACACGGAATAACATTGTGTATCGCCGCCGATAGTGTGGTGCCTAATGCAATCGCGCTATGAACATACCACCAGCAACGGCGGGTTTCGTCCCCTTTACCGGTGGCCTCTTCCCATTCCAATACTGCTCCGGTCGGGATATCGTGGTGGCCGATACGCAGTAACATTGGCTGCTCAAAATCATTAATGGCCTCGTCGCCGTTTTCACTGACAAGCGGTTGCATATCGTCAGGGTTATCGAGTACGGACACGATAAACGGATCGGCATATTCCAAGGCCTGCTGGTTCTTATCGACCTGATTAAATAACGGCACTTCATATAAGCTATCATCCACCGCTTGTTCAGGGGCTACTGGCATGTATAGCAACGCTTGGAATGAGTCGGGGCTATTCTCAATCGCGGCTATCCAGTCATTGCGGATCACATCATTTAAAATATTGTGTTGGTTAAAACGCGGCTTAAGTACGTTAGTCATTTAAAATTCCTTTCAACGTTTTAACCGGCTTACCGGATATCTTTGCAAACGCATTGATAGATTGATCATTTGTCCATTTCTTACTGACGTTCATGTCTTTAAACATCTGGTAAGACATACGCACAAAGTCGCCGTTTTCTTTCCGTTCCTTCGCCAATTGACTATCTTTCTTAGCAATAACCGCCTTATGCTTGTCAATCTGAGCCTGTTTACGTGCAATCTTTCGCTTGGATTTATCAAGGCCTTCGCGGATTTTGTCGATCTTCTTCTTATCGACTTCCATTTTTTTACCAAGGGCTTTTTGACGATCAACGTATTTTTGATATTCGGCTTGTAAGGCCTTTTGGTCGATATTGCCCTTACGCGTTTTCTTCTGCTGCTTCAGGTCTTTCTCTTTAAAAACATGAGTAGACTTACGATCATCACCGTAACCGACCTTCTTAGCCTGTCTAGCCATATGAATTGCTAATTGATTACACCAAGTCGGCGATTGCAATTTGTTCGTTGCGTGCAATACATGCTTGCAGGCAACACCGATATTTTTAGGATTACGGATCTTCGGCGGGGCGAATTCTTTAGGCGGGGCAAGGCAATAGTTACCAATTGTGGCTAAGTACCGGTAGTAATATTGATGACGGCCACAATCACACGCAATTGATATCCGGTCTGTGGTCGCTTTTCTGGTCGCCTTTTGATAGCCCTTCACCGTGGGGTCAGCATCGGCCATATGTACGTCCCACGTTTCAAAACGTACCGACACCATATGATCATCGTCGCCATTCTTTTGTGATGCTTTAACTCGGAACACGGCCACGTTTGCCTTGATAGCAACTAAGTTAGCCCCAGTAATACCAGAGCCATCGTTGACTTGATTGTTTGCCCGCTTAATATCAATCTCGCGGGAACCGGCAACAAGCTGCGGATAAGTAATGCCAGCCGTATTTTTATCATAACGACGTTCAAAATTTTTCTTACTCTTTTCCAGTGCGATCAAATCTTCACGGGTAAAGGCTTCTCCCTCGGTGGTTTTACCCAACCGTACAAGATCGGCAGGAGCCTTGCGTTTGAGCATGGCAGGGGTGATCGTTTTAGGCGCTTTAGCACGCTTCTTGGTGTTCTTCTTACGTATGAATTCGAACGCTTGCATAAACTGACGTGAATCAAGCCCGCCCGTGCTATACCGGCCATTGTCTTTCTTTTTCAGTTCTAATTTATTACGAGGCATTGTTACGTACCTCTCTGATCATTGAGCGAATGATCGCCACCGGCGGGAACTCAAGCTCATAACCAACGGGCAATGAGTCAAATGAATCATCAACACCGGCCACTAGCATAACCAACCAACTCAAATCACTTGTTTTAAATACTCGATAGGAAAGCAAGTCAGGGCGTGTTTCTTCATCTTCTTTTACTTCATAAACAATAAAATTATCAATATTGGCGGCATTGTTGAGATATCCCAGAATGGCCTTGTATAGCTCCACACGGATAATATCATCGTCAATGGACATATCGGATAGCCTAGGCACGCTCATAAGAACCTCGGCATTTTGCGGTGGCTTTTACGCTTGTTTATGATGCCAAATACTGATTTTAGGTAGTTCCCGTCAATAGATGAGTTATACACGGCGCTGTAAATGACAGTAAGCAAGGCGATCGCTTCTTCAGATATGCTTTCCCAGTCAATACGATATGTTGTAATGCCTTTGTCGCTGATCTCTTTTTCGTAGACGTTTTCAGGCACCGTTATCTTACGAGTTCCTTCTGAAAATCGGATTGATTTACGTGAAAGCAACTGTTGATAGGCGGTGAGGGCTGCGATCAAACGCGGTTGATTATTTTCATCGGTATCAGCCAATCGGCATGGTGTGAATCCAGTTGCTAATCGAGTGATCGGCTCATTGATCGCAACAGTAAAGCCGTTTTTCTGGTAAACAGACATTTCCCGCTTAATCTTAGCCAAGCTATTTAGGTCGGCTGTTTTTATCTGAGCCAATTTCTGTACTAACAATATGCCGTTACGGAAACCGGCCACAATACAAGTCTCACGTAAATTCACACTGATAACGTATATCTTTTTATCCACTAAAGCTTACCTGTTTGATCAAACAATTCAGGCATTTTCTCTACAGCGATAAAATAAACGCTTTTTTTGATCACGGATTCTTATATAACGATCAATTATATTCAGTTTTTATTAAGTAATTTAAAGATAAGAGTTGAAGTCTAGAGGGGCTAATACATGCTGTCTAGGTGAGCGGTGGCTGGGATTATGGCAAAGCCTCCCTATAGCCGAGCGAGTTATAAAACTCAGTCAGCTATAGGCAGAACCGCAAAACGTACATGCCGACCGGAGCCGCGTATGTCAGTAAATCACGGGTTGATCGTCACGTTAAACGATCAACATATGGGGTTCGTAGCTAACGTGCTACACAAACCTGAGTCCCCAAGGCACACGCTCAGCCGCACTCAAGGGTTCTAACACCCAATATAAGCACTAAGATTGTGTACTGCCTCCCTCCACGCGAGCTGTGGTAAATGTAGTTAATTGATTGCTCGCTGGCCTTACCTGTTAAGTAATTGGTCATTATTTACATGCACTTACATAAATATTTGTAAATAATTTCCGTGGCTCTACTTCATCATCCAACCGATTACAACCCAATACATAGCATCACACCCTGTTATTTTTCAAACATATCAACAGGTTAGCTCAGCGTCAAATTTACTCGGCTCATCGCCGTCGAGGTAAGGACACATAAATGATAAAGAGACAGGGGGGGTTATGCAAAAAGAAGTATTGAAAGTCTGCGCGTTGCGGGCTAAACTCTCAATTAAGTATTAGGTTTTAATTTTTAGACATTCAGGGCGACCATCTTGCCTTTAACCATCTTTCTGTTTTAACCGCCACGATTTAAGAAGCTTTTTACTTCGTTAAATCTAAAAAGGTCAGTCTTGGTAGGACTGGCCTTTTTGCCATCTGCGATAAAGATACTAGATCTTTGAGTGGATCGCAACGATCTAGCAAGATCTATTTTATTTTAATTACCTACTGCTTGATAGGATAAGTTAAAGTACACTTATTGTTCTCATTCAAAAGCTTGCTGCTAATTCCCCTTACCCATATTAAAAATGCTTATTTTGTCATTTCCTCTTATTGCGCAAAATAGTTGATTCACTCAACACGACCGCTTTTTTAGATCTTAGATCTCGACATCGGTACTTCACATCATCAGAGCCTTTGCGCCTGTCGTTGGGCAACTCAGTCTCAACCTCAAGTATTTGCAGCCCGATAAAGAAGGTATCGCCTTGTACAACGTTGCTACTCATTTAACTGTCTACATGTAGCGGCTGGTGGGTGAACAATTCGCTAAACCGGTCACTCCCGCGTAAGTGCATAAAATTGATCGCGTTGGAGTTCAAAGTTTGACAGCGCACTTTCAGTTCTTGCAGTAGCGACATGTAGTTTTCCACCCTGATCTCGATCAGTGCATAATAAGTAAAATTAATCATGCTGTACTGTCCCTCCGGCTTGTGCTGATAAGTCGGATCTAGATATTGACCGGTTTGAAGTTTTACCCACGCGTGCTCTATGATCACCCCATTTAATGCCGGTGACTTAATCGCGCCGAAAACGACACTCGCGGCACCAATTCTGAGCGCTGAAATGATCGCGTTGTTATAGCCCTCACTCGGTGTCCGTGTACACTCTTTTAACACTGCTGCTGTGAGAGAGTGCATCCGAATCGGCATTAACTTATCTCTGTTGATACATAATGCGCTAGCCACTTGGATCACGTCTTTACCAAGCTTCGAGGTCATTTGGGTTCTGTCTAATATGTCTTGCATCACCACTCCTTATTTTACTTGTTAGAACGGTTGCTGGGTATTTCTCGCGTAACCTTTCAGCGTTACAGTTGCGCCCATTGCACTAATAAAACGAATGAATACTAGCAGTGTGTCGGTGCTGTACGTCCTGAGTTTCTTAGCGTTCAACACCCAACAACCTAATTTTTAGTGTTCGAGATCGTCTTCCATATCCAAAATGAAATACCCTAAAACACCTTTTGTATCGAGAATATGGAAGTGTTCATGAAGTCGCGCCGCCGTTAATTTGCCGGTGAACCCATAACCATGCACAATAATTCCCTTTCTTGTTGTTTCATTGCTACACATAAATAAGTGTATAGCTCTCCTTACTCTTTCATTACTTTCATGTTCAAGTGCAGTACCTAACTTAGTACTCTCTAAAGACTGATTTTTTAAAGCTATTCTTTTAGAGACTCTGCGACCTTTTATGATGACGAGTATATTACTCAGTGTTGCGAACCAAATAATCCACCACAAGTTGTATATAAAATAAATAGGCGCAGCGGCCATCGTAATCGATACTGCAAACAGCACTGTTCGGTTATATGTTTTTAATTCATCATTTATGTTCACGTTTAAAATAACTCTGTTCAAGGGTGAGCATTGCGTGCTCTTTGTTTTTAACCTTCAACTCTAATCTGATTTGTTCGAAACTAACCATCTCAGTAATAAGCCCGCACCAGTTGGCGTTAAAATCCAGCCACACTCTCAATACATGGGTATCAGTCCATGTGTGAAACGTTTGAACATCAAACCAAATATCGGGAGTGTGTGGTCGTTCCCATGCAAAAGCCAGCCCCATCTAGTTCACTCGAATTGCAAATACATCGACGCTTTCAGTGCCGAAATGATTATGCTGGATTGTTGACTTAACGACTCCTTGCCACGGGCGAATTAAAATACGTTCGTGCTCATCGGCTTTTGGATAACCTAGTTTTATATGTATCTCATCAAACTCACGATCAACTAAACGCTTTTCCCAATACTGCGTTTGCAGCCGGTACTCATCTATTTTTGTGCCCGCTTTTATCTCGTTAAAATAAAGTGCTTTAACAGGCAGATTTAAGACTCTAATTTTGGATTTCGGTGCATCTTTTTTGTGTTTTGGGGCTTTTTCCTTGGATTTAGGTGCATCTTTTTTACGTTTTGGCGCTTTTACCTTGGATTTAGGTGCATCGCTCTTAGGTGTTGGCACATTGTTACCCACACCACGCGAAAACCCTACTCTAGCAGGCTCCATTACAGCATGTGGCGTGAATAGCACTAAAGCGGAGCCGAAGTTAACCCCGTGCTTTTTAGTCACCCCATCAGCTTGATAGAAGTTATAACGACCGTCCGGCTCATATATGACGGTTGCAAATGGTTTAACAAACTCTAACCACCAGCCGGAAAGCGGCTCATATGGCAGTAACATCATGCCCGAAAAACCTTTAGCCACTTGTTGTGCAGCTTGAATTAAGAATTGTTTCTTGAGCGTGAACGGAGGATTACACCACCAGTCGTTCTCCCAATCGCAGTGCAAAGAATCAAAGCCGACAATGCGCTGTTCTGCTCGCAGATTGAAACCGGATTGAGCATATGGTGAAAGGGTGTCTAACCGGCTCCATTCGAACCAGTCCGGTGACACCATGAACCGGTCGCATTTTGCGGTTTCCGGTTCAGCGGCCACATCTATTTTAAAGGGGCGTCCATAGAGATGCTGACCGTCGTTGAAGCAGCCATGTTGAGTAGCCCAGCGGTCTTTCTCGCCAGAGTCAGTGCTACTTTTTACCAGTATTGCCATATTTCCCTCTTGATTATTGTTTAATAATAACGGCATAGTTAACAATAATACACGCTTGATAAACAATAATACACGCTTGTTAGGATAAGTTAGTTCATGATTTTATCTTTCCCGCTTTTAGTCCGGTATATCCGCGACGGGTCTACAGGCTCAAACATCACATGCACCTCATTATCGATCATGCTCCAACCGGCGATTGCATACCCGACTTCATCAAAAATAATGGGGGTCTTATCGTTGTGCATCTGGGCGACTGCGGCTAGGTGCTTATCGTCCTTATCATAGACTCGTTTTATTGTGTTTAACATTTCACCCACTTTGGCTGTCAGTAAAAAACTGGTTAGATATTCTTTAATGCTGATTTTACATACATCTTGGAAAATGTCAGGCATTACTTGGCGTTGTGGTAATGGTGGAAACAGCATAATAGCAGGGTGTTTTTTGCGGTGTAACTTTTTAGTGTTGTGACATTTACCGCGATCGAGTGCTTCAAATACCGCTTTTGCTTGGGTGTATTTAATCGGGTCGCCAACAGAGTGAAACCATTTTAATATCTGATTCGTTGTATACCATTTGTTGTATTGCATAACAGCTACAAACAGACCTGTTCGGCCATATCCACCACGACGGCCACGGCGACCACAAATTATATTTTCCACAATAATCACTCCTATAAAAAGAATGATTATTATGACCGGTCATCACATTTGATTTTCAACTAAAGCCTTGCGCAGAGCGGTTTCGTTTCATGCACCGGTTTTTAGTGTGACGCACATCACACTAAGGTACGCCTTATTTTTTGCCTTATTTTATCGCTTGCTGCTATTAGACAGTGGAGTACAATTAATTCAAATAATGGAGTATACAACGATGACTAAAACAAAGATTCACTTGCGATTTTACAAGCAGTTTAAGATCCTGCCATTTCTAACATTAAGGGTCAGTAAAAAGGGGTTTTCTGTTCGTCTTGGCGGTAGACGATTAGGAATGACGATCGGTGGTGGTGGTATTTATATTAGCGGTTCACTGGCTGGGACAGGCATCGGATTCAGGCGAAAACTTACACTAGGAGAGGCAAAGCGAGTTAATTAAACAGGCATGGAAAAGCCCACAGCGGGAGGGTTTAGTTCCGCTGCGGGCTTTTAATGTAGATGTCCCCAAACCTTAGGGGACGCGAATCACACTGACAATATAACCTGTCTACATTATTTATTTTCACTTATGAACACTTCACATGTCAGGTCTACTCATCCGTGAGAGACACCCGAGCAATTGATGCAATCGAATTCTAACTGAACTGAATTCGCATTACAATAAAAACACTCACACGTTAGGATAAATATTAAAAATCGATCCCCTTAAAAAAATTATCGGTTTCAGATAAAAATGTATTCACATAATGGTCTGTTGATGAAAGGCTGGCCTGCCCCAGCATATCCCGCACTACATTCATTTTGGCACCGTTCCTGATAAGCGTGAGCGCGAATGATTTTCTGAAGCTGTGAGTACTCAATGAATAGCTCAGCTTCATCTCTATTGCGACCTGCTTAAGCAGCCTGTTTACGTGCTGAATACGATAAGGATTACCTTTATTAATCGTCGATTCGAACAGGTATACAGCGCCTTCCTCAGAAAATGTTAACGCGTCGGCAATAAGGGTTTTAACCTGACTGCTCAGTGGAATTCGTAGGGTAGACGCCTCCTTAGCGCTGGCTAGCGCCTTCTTGTACTTATCCGCTGACAGATTTTTTTTCTTAATACTGTGCATTCGCATATTAAAAGATTTTTGAGTTACAACGACTATATCGTCACGGATTTGCTCGTTAATCAACACGTTACTTAGTCTCAAGTTCGAACAATCACCATATCGTAGCCCCGTCCTCGCTGACAGTTCCAGCAGTAACGCAACGACAGGGTTCATAATATCGACCCTACTCAATATTAGTTTTAATTCGTCGAGAGTTTCAGGTGGTTTTGATTGTACGCTCGCCATGCTAATTCCCCTTACCTGTAGAAATATTGCCGATTACTTTCCAGTCTGACGAGCAATCGCATTCGTAGACTAGATTTATATTCGTGCCTCGCGTTAATACTGATTGTTTTATTCTAAATGTCAGGCAGCGGTGCAGGCTCGCTAACGGGATATCAGGCATGTAAAGTTTCGATGCTTGGTAGCTAGCATCGTCCAAAAAAACCTGTAATTCGTAAGTACCGTCATTGCTCGGAAACATAGCGCCAATACTTTTTACTTGAATCGACATGTAACGGCTAAGATCTTCCAACAATAAGCTAATACTATCAGGTACGCCGGATTTAAACTTGTTCGTTTCCCAATATCGTACAGTGCGATCACTTACGCCCCCCAAACCTGCTAATTCGGGGACTGTTAAATTCAGCGATTCCCTCATACATTTTAACTCTACATGATTCATATTTGTCACTCCTTATTTATTGACTTAATTAGTTTAGTTCCGATAACGGAATTAAACAAGCGTTAATTCCTATAATTGAATAAACAGGACTTTGAATTCTAGATAAGGAATTTTAAAGTCGCATATACCGATAGGATATAAGGAAAGATGTTTTATGATTAGATCGGAGATTAAACGGTCACTTTTGACAGGTAACGGCGAAAACGCCAGCTAAGCTGTAAGTTGTTGTTATTAAAGGGATTACAAAATAAAAATATAGCTATAGTGCCACTCCTTAGGTTCAAAACTAGGTAGTCTTGAACCTAAATGGTGCTTTTGGGTCATAAGTGGGTATAGTTACCTTGAAATTAACTCAGATTTCGCACAGGGCGCGGTTTTTTTGGGGGTATCCTCCCCATCGAAAAAAGTGGGTTTCTGTACAAAAAAATCAATCATGATAGAATTGCTCACAGCGACTATCCTAACAAGAGTGGTTGCTACAATAAAAGTCTAATCTGACAATGGGACTGAAATATGGATGCGAATAAATATAAAATAAGCAGTATGGCTGAATTGGATGATGCCAAGGCTGAACTAAAAGAAATAATTAATAAGCTACACACTGATAATATAGATATAAGAGCATATACCCCACCGAGTAATGACAAAAAGTTATCTCGGTATATTTATATTATTCCAGATGTTAAAAGAAGGAGAAAAATAGAAAACAAAATAAATAAAGCTGGTTTAATTAAAGAAGCCATAACTAACTTTTATGGTGATAAAGATCGAAGAAATAATTTAGCGTTGCCGTTACTTTTAACTAAAGTTGTATTGATTAGAGTTTGGATAAATGATGCTGTTTCAAGTAGAAGAGAAACTTCTTCGAAAATTCAGATTATAAATAAGTTGAATCATCTTCTGGAAATATCGAACAGACACGACACCAGCGATAATCGAAAAAGAGCACGAAAATTAGAATCTGAAATTGAAACATTTTCTAGTTCGGATGAGGAACAATACATTGTTCGATCACCAGCTACACAAGATGTGTCACTAAAAGTATATTATGAAAACGTTGAAGATGAGGCACTTAGACTAACCGTTGCCGGTTTATTTATTGTCGGGGCGAAGTATGAAGCGCCCAAAATAGTAACCCCTGATTCTTGTGATGGTGTTAAGCCTAGAAGAAAAAGAAAGAGTGCGTTCGCTGCTTTAACACCTTTGCAATATAGCGGAGCACCAAGTTCTTTACTCTACAGACAATCAGAAGTTCATGCCGAAAAAGTTAGGCTTGGAATGGTACAATCCAACATTGTTGACATGAAAAAAAATAAACAAAGATCATAGTAAATGAAAGCTCAGCGCTTCTTTAAATTTAAGATTGAAGTGACACACACAATATTTATAACTGTTTTGATAATAATTGAGACGGTGGACAAACTATGACCCAGAGAAACAAGCTCCATATAACATTTACAGTATGTGGAGCTTGTTACAAACCTATTTAATATAAATTCATTATTTCATATATATAAATAAACACATATATAAATAAACACATATATAAGTAATATTATTTATATAAAAACTTATATTAATTAAAATTAATATAACCAATATAATTAAATATATATTTTCCGACATCTAATTACATTAGATTA